TTACCCATTGGCGCGGCTTAAGAGCTTATTTTTGAATTCACAATGGTCACGATATAACCATCTTGCTCGTCCGTGGATAACTTTGGCTTTTGGCAGGTCGCCGGACTTAATCCGGTCGTAGATGAAGGTTTTACCAAAGCCAGTATCAGCCATGATGAATTTCAAATCAACCAGGGAATCAGGCTGTAGTTCGTGTTGCATGAGTGCTATCTCCGAATAGGGAATCGAACCTGCAAATCAGGTAATAAAAAACCGCATTGATGCGGCGATGGTAGGTCTGGATATCTTGAGAAACTGACAGGCCTCATCGAGTGTGAGGCCGTGTGATTCCATAGTTAGTCCTTGCGTAGCTCGCTGATTCTTCTGTAAGTCTCTGGCGCTTTGTTTCCGTGTATCTTCATTTCAGACTTCAACAGAGCAACGAGAGAATCCCATTCGTTGAGGATGCCTTTGAATGCCGGAACGCGCTTTGCAACCTTGTCGAATGAATCTCTGATTTCTGGAATCTGCTCGACAAGCGCAACGCATCGTCGGAAATCGGCTGCGTCATGTGGAGCACCGAAGCTATGACCATAGATATTCTTTTTCAGTCCACATGCGATTGAGGCAAGAGTTGCGCTACTGATGCCAACATCGCCAGTCGATTGCCATTTCAAAACCTTCATAGCCAAATCTGACATTTCTTGTCTCCAATAAAAAAACCGCCATCAGGCGGCTTGGTGTTCTTTCAGTTCTTCAATTCGAATATTGGTTATGTCTGCATGTGCTATCTGCGCCCATATTATCCAGTGGTCATAGCAGTCGTTGATGTTCTCTGCTTCGATAACTCTGTTGAATGGCTCTCCATTCCATTCACCTGTGACTCTGAAGTGCATTTATCATCTACATAAAACAAAACCCGCCGTAGCGAGTTCAGATAAAAGAAATCCCCGCGAGTGCGAGGATTGTTATTGTCTTTTCTTCGTGCATCACGACCTGGATCATTGCCAACGCGCATACGTCCACCTTCAACATCGCGCATTTTTGCCAGCATGATAGTTTTTGATAGCGGTGAAAAACCAAGCTGTAGTCGTGCGGAATTACTCACTGCTTGCCTCCTTTACGCCACATCGCATTCAGATATTTGTTGTCATTAACAGAACCGAAACTCTTTCTCTTTAGCAATTCCTCTCTCGATGGCATTGGCTTTACGCGTTGGCGAATAATCATTTCTGCCGGAAGAATGCCGGGATTGTATGCAAGTCCTCTCATGGTAAATTCCTCTTTGTTAATTTATTCGTATGCCTGCTCTTTCTTCATCGAGTTTTTTTAGCTTGTATCGCATAGCCCTTACTGAATAAATTGAGCGGCAGGTTGCAATTGCTATTTCTTCTGCGGAGAACTTACCGAAAAGTGATACTTCGGCTCTTGTCCATCGTCTTCCACGAAGTCGGCTAACAATGTCAGCGCCAATCCTTGTTGCTTTCGCCATTACTGCTTTTTCAGTCCTTTCCAGTTTTTCAGCAATAACTTCAACTGGCATTGTCGCCGCTACTTCGCGCAAGAAATCGACTTCCCATTTCTCCCATGGAGTCTTTTTCATAGGCGATACCGTTATTTGATAAGAAGTGAAGGTTTCCCAACTTTGAGTTGAGCACCGGGGATATTTATTCCTGCTTTTAGTTGGTGTTTGATTGCCAGTTTGTCGGCTTTAATTGTCGTTTCGAACTCAACGTATTCAGGAGGAAGGGCGCTTGAGTCGATGATTTCTACAATTTCTGACGGTTTGCGGATTGTTACCTGGTGAATACCTGCTCGAATATTTTTCTTGCCAACCATTTCAAGCGATGACGCTATATATGATTTGATGCTGTCAATCTTATTTTGAATTACTGCGGCTCGCTCATTCAGTGACTTTGCCTCTTCCTTGAGGCGTTCAGCATAACCAGATTCATTTTTAATGACGGAAAGAAGTTGCTCTATTTTATCGGTAAATTCTCCTTCCATGCCTTCTATTGTGTCAGCAATCATCTCTGGTTCTAAATCTGAATCCATCAATTTTGCGTATTCATTGGCAATTTCATACAGTTTGCTCACTGGCAACCTCCAGTTTCGCTTTGCATTCTATGTAAATGGCTTGTACGTTCTGCTGCAATTTCATTCCAGATGTCAGGCGATATGCTTCTGCAAAATATCGCTTCAAATCATCCATGTTTTCTGCCTGATCCATTTCATCACAAAGAAGTTGTGCTTTATCCGTTATTTCCTGCTGGCGTTTCCGTTCATCTTCGCGGATATCTTCCTCTGATTTGTGCGGCATAACTGGTTCAGTCCACACACCTTCTTCTTCGTTTAGTACGTGAATAGCACTATCAAGACGTGATGCCTTAGGCCAATACTTGCTTGCACGCTTTACGACCGTCTTTCGCGCCATCTCATTCCAGTGATTTACCCATGGTCCTTTATCGCTGAATGCCGCCTTGCTTGTTTTCCTTACAGCCTCAATTTCAGCCAGACTCATCTCTTCCGTTAGATAATCACCTGCTGGCGTCTTAACTGTGCAGTAAACGCCAACGATATCACCACGATCACCGAAGGCGTTGTATTTATGGGTTGGTGCTTTATCAAGCCCGTTTGACTCATAGGTATCGTTAGCATGAACAAGTTTTGCCTGACCCCATGAGATAACACCAGACTCCATTGCAATATGGAGCAATCCCATATAACTGATATCAAGGCACACCATGCCGTCGCGCGGAACCAGATAAGCCAGTTTGCTAGCCGGGTTTAAGGTGATGCCGATCGCCGCAACATTGATGATGGCGTTCTGTGCGCTGGTTGGATTTGCCAGTGCCGTTTTAGCCAGGTAATCATTTTTCTGGAAATACTGAATTGCAAACTGGCTTTCCTTAGCCCATGTCACCGTCTGTTCAGTCAATGCTCCGCAGAATAACTGCTCCTGCTGTTTAACGAATTCAACGATATTGCTCATGCTGCTTCTCCATAAATGTGTCTGCGTTTGAATATTGCGAAGGCATATTCAGCCTTAACTCTTTCGGTTATTGCATCCCAGAACCATTCAGCGGCTTTTTCCTGATAGTTACAGTCATCATCTTCCAGCCAGTCGATAGCGTCCTTAGTGTGTTCATCTGGTTTATATGAGCGAAGCATTTCGCTTATTGGGTCGCAACGTTTGCAGAGACGATCAACTTCACTGTTGATTCGCTCGTAATCTTCATCAGTAAAACTTGCGATTATTTGCGATATTTCACGCTTATCATTCAGAGTCAGAATCATCATCTTTCTCCTGTTCTTTGTGCTGATTGAGCATTTTGTTCATCTGACGAATGAATTCTTCGTCTGACCATGTAGCCTGAATTCCAGCTGATGATACGGCGTGCCACATCAAAAGCTGATGGATGACATCAGGAATCTGTGCCTGGCTAAATGAAACAGCCGCGTCTATTCCATTACTGGCTTTTTGCAGTAGTTCTACGAGAATCTTGTTTGCTTGTTCTTCCATATATCCCCTTGATTGTAATAAGCATGAAATTATTTACGGCCAAAAAACAAAGGCCACCATCAGGCAGCCTTGTTATTCTGTTTACCAAGTTCTCTGGCAATCATTGCCGTCGTTCGTATTGCCCATTTATCGACATATTTCCCATCCTCCATTACAGGAAACATTTCTTCAGGTTTAACCATGCATTCCGATTGCAGCTTGCATCCATTGCATCGCTTGAATTGTCCACACCATTGATTTTTATCAATAGTCGTAGTCATAAGGATAGTCCTGGTATTGTTCCATCACATCCTGAGGATGCTCTTCGAACTCTTCAAATTCTTCTTCCATATATCACCTCAAATAAGTGGTTTGCTGCCAAAACAATGAACCATCCGGAAATTCCAGATAGTTCATAATTCACTCTTCAGTACTTCCAACTTACTAATCGCCGATAGATATCCGCGCTGATAGGGCATCATCATTCCTTCGAGCTTGCCACTTCTTAACTCCTCCCTGAGCAATTGTATTGCTTGATCAATAACCTCTGCCTTAGCGTCCTTTATGGCTTGCTTGCGGGGCTTTGCTTTCTGCTTTGGCAGATTTCTCAAGCATGATGGAATGTATGTCTGATTCATCACTTACCTCGCCGTCAGTTGTTTTGATTTCCGGTAGCCTGCCGCGTAAATGGCTACGTTTGGCAGGCAAATACTTCCACTGCATTCATCTGCCTTCTTGCAGCGAAGGATTCCGAGTGATATTGCTTTTTCAGAAAGGCTTAAACGTTTTCTCGGGGCTTCCTGAACAGGCTCCTCACTGTCTGCGCCGAAGATCGAATCGATGATGTTGCAGATGGAATCACGCTCGATGGCCAGCTTTCTGCGCCGCTCATGACGGCGAGTCTTGGCATTTCCTGCAAATGTTGATTTTCCGTACACGATTACCGTCATGATGTTTTCCTCATGTGAAATAGCTTTGGTGGTGATGCGCCAGATGCTGATCTTCTGGTTGCTGTCGTTACTGCTGCAATTCACATCACCGCCAAACCCATCTCGTTTGGTATCTGTTTGCGCTTTGTCAGCGCCCCATCGAAGTTAAAGAGCATGCCAATCTGTTCCGTTTGGCTTCCAGCTTCCTGCTGATGTGTTTAGTATCACCGCTAGTGGTATTTGTGTCAACACCGCCAGAGATAATTTATCACCGCAGATGGTTATCTGTATGTTTTTTATATGGATTTATTTTTTGCAGGGGTGAATTGTTAGGTAGGTGAGGGATCAGAATTGCACTGTTTAGCAAGTTGTATCTATTAGTTTTCCAATAAATACAAATGGTTATGTGTTGTTGGGAAGGGGGATCGAGAGGCAAAGAAAACCCGGCACTGAGGCCGGGTTGTGTGTTACTTAAGAACGAGTCCGTTTAAGGCATCAAGGATTTTGGAAACATAACTTCCAAAAATGTAGGCGCAAAATGCGAACACGAAACTGACAACGACCGCAGATGCCTTAATGGTGGTTTTTGCTGAGCTAATGCTTGTCTCAATACCTGACAGACGAGAATCAACAGATTTTATATCTGACTTTACCTCAGCGAGATCGCGCTTGATGTATTCAACATCAGACTCTAGCTTTGCAACTCTAGCCTCAAGCATGTTACCTCCGCCGTTTCCTCCACCATGCCGTGAGTATGCATCATCAGTGGAATAGTGTCCAATTGGGCGAGATATGTTTTGATTTGGACGAAGCTGAGCAACCTTGTTATCTAAACTCATCGCGAACTGATCCTGTTATCTTCACGTCAAAAAACGAACTTTTTACATCAATTACTTCGCCTTTCTCAGGATTAACCAGTGATGCTCTAACTTCGAATATCCCAGGCTTGATAATTTTCACCCTTGGGAAGTTAATTCTCATAGAAGTTGATACGATGGTTTCTCCATCGTTGGCTTCTGCTACCGTAAAAAACTTATGGTTGGAGTACAGTTTTGTGTCAATTGGTATCGGTATTTCTTGAGCATTGAAAACCTCAATGCCTATGGAATATTTTTTTGTAGCCTTAAGGCCGATAAAAAAAGCGCCAAATGACAGATCCACTTCATGGGAGTCTTTATCCATTTCATAGATAAGAACTGGAGTTACGGGGTTGCCTTCATCCATCGCAATCGGAATGATATAAGAAATACGTTCTTTAATCATTTACGTGTTATCCAAACGTCTCTTCAGGCCATTGACTGGCGATAACCTTGCCTACAATGTTGCAGTTCTCATTGCATGGGATGATTGGAAACTGCGGGTTAAGTGGTTGCAAAAACACTTGCCCACTATCTTTGATCAGTTTTTTGAATGTGAATTCATCACCACCAAGTCTAGCGATACAGAAATCACCAGGATCAACAGGTTGTTCAGGGTCAACCAAGATTAACATTCCATCAGGAAAGCTTGGTTTCGATCCTGCCGGAGCTGTCATTGAGTTGCCTTCAACCTCAAGCCAGAATGCAGAATCACTGGCTTTTTTGGTTGTGCTTACCCATCTCTCCGCATCACCTTTGGTAAAGGTTCTAAGCTCAGGCGAGAACATCCCGGCCTGAACATGAGAAAAAACAGGGTACTCATACTCACTTCTGAGTGATGGCTGCATACTAACCGCTTCATACATCTCGTAGATTTCTCTGGCGATTGAAGGGCTAAATTCTTCAACGCTAACGTTGAGAATTTTTGCAAGCAATGCAGCGTTATAAGCATTTAATGCATTGACGCCATTAAATAAAGCTCCAACACCTGACTGCCCCATCCCCATCTTGTCTGCGACAGATTCCTGAGATAAGCCAAGTTCATTTTTCTTTTTTTCATAAATAGCTTTAAGACGACGTGCGTCCTCAAGCTGCTCTTGTGTTAACGGTTTCTTTTTTGCGCTCATACGTTAAATCTATCACCGCAAGGGATAAATATCTAACACCGTGCGTGTTGACTATTTTACCTCTAGCGGTGATAATAATTGCATGTACTAAGGAGGTTGTATGGAACAACGCATAACTCTGAAAGATTATGCAATGCGCTTTGGTCAAACCAAGACAGCTAAAGATCTCGGCGTATAGTCGATGCCTCGCGGTTACGGGAGGACTTGGTTCGACAGCCACAAGCAATCAACTGGCTACGATCGCGCCGACTCTCGGTCAGTCTTGGTTATCAAACCAGATGAGCAATTACAACAATCTGGCAAACGTTGGGCTTGGTGCTCTGCAAGGTCAGGCAAACGCCGGGCAGACGTACGCCAACAACATGAGCAGCATTGCACAGCAAAGCGCAGCTCTTGCCGCTGCTAATGCCAACAAACCATCAAGTCTTCAGACAGCAATTAGTGGCGGAACGTCTGGTGCGATTGCCGGTGCAGGTCTTGCCAGCCTTTTGGGAACATCAACACCTTGGGGCGCTGGCATTGGTGCTGGTATCGGATTGCTTGGCTCGTTGTTTTAAGGGGTAATCATGGCTACTTGGCAAGGATCAAATGGCGGATTGTTAGCTGGTATCGGCGGCGTCAACTCAAACGCTCCGAGCGTAAATGACATCGGCAATACGCTTCAGCTTATCAGGCAGAACAATGATATTGAGCGTTCAGGCGCTAACAATGTTGGGCTTACTGCTTTGCAAGGCCTTTCAGGCATTGCAGGGGTGTTTCAGCAGGAAAAGCAGGCTCAGCGGCAGAAAGAATTTCAGCAGGCGTACGCTAATGCTTATGCGTCTGGTGATCGCGGTGCTTTGCGTCAGTTGGCTACTCAATATCCAGACCAGATTGAATCCGTTCGTAAAGGCATGGGATTCATTGATGAAGACCAGCGCAATTCTATCGGCACCTTAGCGGCTGGCGCACGCCTTGCGTCATCGTCTCCAGAAGCAATGCAATCATGGCTGCAAAACAACGCCAAGGAACTGACTCGCGTCGGTGTTGACCCTAACAGCGTTGCTCAGATGTATCAGCAGAATCCTTCAGGATTTGGTGAGTTTGTTGATCACCTTGGGATGGCTGCTCTCGGTCCGATTGACTACTTCAATGTTCAGGACAAGATGGCTGGTCGTGAGATTGACCGAGGCAGGCTGGCAGAGACAATCCGCAGCAATCAGGCTGGCGAGGCACTTCAGGCGAGAGGGCAAAACCTTTCCTATCAGTCAGCAATGACAGGGCACAATATCGCAGCACAACGCTTGGCTCTGGATCAGCAAGAGTTCGGGTTTAAGATGCAGCAAGCGCAGGAAAAGGCTCAGCAGTTGATTAGCGAAGCACCTAAGCTGTCAGTAAACATGGAAAAAGGCATCGAGACGGCTGTAAACAATGCTACAGCATCATCAAACTCAGCCAATTCTATGAGTGCGCTTGCTCAACAGTTCAGAGCAGAAAAACCAACGACAGGTTTGTTCGGTAACGCACAGAACATGTTCGCAAAACTTACCGGAAGCGATACAACATTGCGTGATTTGCGCATTCGCCAAAATGCCCTTGTTAACAGTCAGGTTCTTAAATTCCTACCTCCCGGCCCAGCAACGGATAAAGACGTTGAGATCGTTCGACAGGGTGCGCCAACTGACATGGATAACCCTGAGACGGTCGCAAGATGGCTTGATGCGATGGCAAACCTTGAGCGACGAAACGCGCAGTTTAATGAGTTTAAAGCCGAGTGGATGAGCGCGAATGGCAATCCAGGACAATCGCGTAATGGCGGTCAGATATTGGGGTTGGATGTTAAAAAAGGTGAATCATTGGGGAGTGCCGTTAAGCGGTATATGTCAATGAATACTGACGCAGCGCCAGCACAAGATTCGACACCTTCAGGAGAACCAAGGAATCAGGTTGGATCATATACCTCAAAATCAGGCATTCAATTTACGGTGGAATGATGAAAGTAACTGCAAACGGTAAGACATTTACCTTCCCTGATGGTACGAGCACCGAAGATATTGGCACCGCCATTGATGAGTATTTTGCTGGTCAGGCTGTTCAGCAACAAACAGTTAATCAGGCCAATAATGCACCAACACGGGAAGAACCATCATTGATGCAACAAGCTGGCGATTGGCTCACTGGTGGTCAAAGTGCAGGGCAAATTGCAGAACAGGCTGGTCGTGGTCTGGTAAACATACCATTTGACGTATTGCAGGGTGGCGCAAGTCTGATTAATGCAATCAGTCAGGGGCTTGGGGGGCCAAAAGTATTGGATGATGTTTATCGTCCAGTAGACAGACCGACAGACCCCTACGCGCAAGCTGGAGAGTGGTTCACGGTTATCTTGTTCCTGGAGCAGGTGTAGCTGGAAACATGGTCATTGGTTCTCTCGCTGACGCGGCGAATCAACGGGGTGATTTTGCCGAAAATGCCGCTATTAATGCCGGACTTAACATTGCTACGCATGGCCTGATAAATGGCGTTACCCGTGGTGTTCGTGGTGCATCAAATATAATTAGTGGCAATAAAACATCTGCACAGAGAGCGACCACGGCGCCAACAGAAACATCACCATTCTCCGGTGATGCCGCTGCAGCAACAAATCCTGCGGTTCATGCCGCAGAGGCAAGAGTAGCACAAGGTGTACCAATGACGCCTGCGACGAGGAACCCAGAGGAAGTCGTTCGCACAGTAGCAGCACAAAAAAGGCCAAATCTCGCTTCATCGCTTGATGAACTAGATATCAATCCTCAGGCTGAAGTTCTGGAGTCTGCTGAAAGGCTTAATGTTGATTCATTACTCCCTTCACACTTTTCCGGGAACGAGCAATACAAGGCAGTTGAGCAAGCAATCAAGTCCCGTGCGGGTTCTGCTCTACAGGTGCAGGAAAATGAAGCAATCAGGCAGCTAGCACAGGGCGCGGGGGAGATAATTGATCGCGTTTCCGGTGCAAAAGATGCTCTTGGTATGAGCGACAAGTTTATTGATACGGTCAATGGAAGAATGTCTGCGCTGATGAAACGAAGCGACCAGCTTTATCGCAATGTTGAAAAGGCGATGCCTGCAGGTGCAAAAATTGATGCGCCATCAACAAGGTCAATGCTCAAACAGGTGGCAGAAGATCTTGGCGGGATGAAAAACCTTGACCCTATTGAAAAGAGAGTCTTTCGGGCAGTTAATCCAGGCAAGAACGGCGCATTAACTTATGCAAATCTCAATAAGCAACGACGACTTGTTGGTGATGCACTTCATAAGAATTCTGGACCATATAAAGATGCTGATCGCGCTGCTTTATCGAGGCTTTACGGTTCGCTCGCCGATGATCAAAAGGCGGCGCTGTCAGAGACAAATGCATTACGTGATTTTGAAGTTGCTCAGAGGCTTGTTCAGATGCGAAAAAGCATGGAAGAGCAAATGATTAATCTAACTGGCAGAACGCTGAACGGTGATGTTTCTCGCAAAGCAACTACAGCACTACAGGCAATGTCGAAAGGCGATGCCAAAGGATTTCGTGAATTGATGCAAAACACGCCGTCCAGGAAGCTAAGAACCGAGCTACTGGGAACAGGTCTTCGGGATATGCTTTCGAACGGAAAACGTGGCGCTGATTTTAATCCTGCAGGGTTTGCTGACTGGTATCAAAACATGTTAGCAAACGGGCAGATGCGCAATCTTGCCCGACATTTACCAAAAGAGACTATGTCAGGTCTGAACGATGTATATAAGGTCGCAAAGGCTATCAAAGACGCAAAATCTTACGAGATAACTACAGGAAGACTAAACGAGTTCGTAAAACGGTTTAATCGCGTCACTGCGGCAAATGAATTTGTTGCTAACCATGCCCAACGCATTGGCACTGCGGTTGGTTCAACTGTGTCAGGACCGTTCAGTGCAGTAGGTGCTGTTGCTGGGTCAGAAATTGGGGCAAAAGTCGCCAGCAAAATCAGGGCGATGGGCGGCGCTGAATCAATTGAATCTGCAGAAAAGCTAATTAGCTCACCAGAATTCCAGAAAGCAGCAAGGCTGGCAGTAAAACAAGCACCAGAAAGCATCGTTGATACAACTGTAAGACGCTCTTCTGCTTGGCGCTCGTTTTACAACTCACTTCCAGAATCAGATAAGAAAACCATATCAAGGCTAGGCATCATGTACTGGATGAACAGTGATGATAACCAGAAGTAACGGAAAGCCACGGATGGTTAGTTGCTGTCTTTTTTATATATCTCTTTGAGCGTATCAAAGACAATTTTCTTAACCATATCAGATTGTTGTTCTGCCATACGCTCTGCATCGTCAATGTAAACTGATGCAGAGCTTTGTTTAGCCAATGATTCTTCAATCGCTGCAATTATCTCTGAGTTCAGTGACCTGTTATTCATCTTCGCACGCTGTTTAATTTTCGCGTGGAGTTCATGCGGAAGTCTCAAGTGAAACTGCGCATCGTCGTATTTGCTGTACATCCTTGATGCCTCACCAGTTGGGTGGAATGGCATCGTAACCCACTGGATAAATACTCAATAGTACCATTTCGGTATGCAACCACATCATGGTTGCATCATATCATTCGTCTGGAGCAATGAAATGTCAGATATCACCGCAAATGTTGTGGTAAGCATGCCTTCGCAACTCTTCACTATGGCTCGTTCTTTTAAAGCCGTAGCCAATGGCAAAATTTATATCGGTAAAATTGACACTGACCCTGTAAATCCTGAAAACCAGATTCAGGTTTATGTGGAGAACGAAGACGGCTCTCACGTTCCTGTTTCGCAACCAATCATCATTAACGCTGCTGGATATCCGGTATATAACGGACAGATTGCCAAGTTCGTAACTGTGCAAGGCCATTCTATGGCTGTTTATGATGCGTATGGTGCACAGCAGTTCTATTTTCCTAATGTGCTGAAGTATGACCCTGACCAATTAAGGCAAGAATTAGCTTCTGACAGAGGAGCAACATTATCATTAAGTCAGATAGCTACTTCTTACGGTCTTGATTTCTCGTTAGGGGGGGTGTGGCAGGAGGGGGTGTTATCTAATGTTGATAACTGGTGGTGGTATAATAATAAAATCTACACCGGTGGTAGTGGCACTCTTCCGTCATCTCCTGCTTTGCCATGGTACGAAGTGACGGTAGCAGATTATATTTCTGTTGCTCAATTTTTCCCCATTACTGGTGATCCAGCGGCAGATAACTCAGCTAGCTTTAATGCTGCTGCAGCAGTTGCTTTATCGGCAGGAAAGAGGCTGTTTGTCCCTGCAGGAACTTACTATGTTAAGTCACCAGTTGATTTAACAATAGGCACTGTTGACCTATTCGGGGATGGCGTTGAGAAGTCATTCATTATTGCGGGGAGTGGGTTCACTGGAGAGACAGTTGTCAACATGTACTACGAAACTGACTCTATAAGACGTAGCACATCTATCTCTCACGTTACAGTTGATGGGAACAACATCGCCAACTATGCTTGCCGAATTCAATATGTTCACCTAGGAAGAACCCATAATTGTCGTTTCATCAATGGCGTGGTGGCGAACTTCTATACTATAAACGACTGGCTTAATACCTATGATTGCTGTTCTTTTGTTCCTGCGCCAAATCGCGGAGTTCACCTTGCTGGGGCTAACAACCGCGTAACGTTCAATAACTGTGGATTTGCATCAAATAAGGTCGGTGAATATGCCTTTTATGCTTCTGGTACTTCCCCTATTGAAGGTTTAAGCTTAATTGGATGTGACCTTGAGTTCGGCATTGGGCATGGCATGTACTTAAATACCCGAGTGACCAATATTGTTGGCGGGTACTATGGCGAAGCGATACAAGGCGATATCTTTACGGTTCCAGATGGAGTAGTAAAAATAAGCGGTGTAAATGCTTTTGTAGGATATTACAATGAGGGAGGAAGGTTTGTTGTTCTTGACAATGATGCTGTAGTTAAGGTTGATAGTTGCTGGATTGCAGATCAGGGCAACTTTAAACTTTCATTACTTGCATCAAGCACTGACAACAGGGCTCATGCTGTATTTACTAATTGTTATATTGGTGCAACTGTGTCTGGCCCACAAGTTATGGAAGGAGATTGTTTAGGCAAGATTAATATGAGGACGTTTGCAGAAAGCAGAGCAATCCTTTATACAATGAACAATACTGGTAATACAGTAACCAGAAGCAGATACAACTCAATAGGAGCAAAAATAACCATTAATACCGTAACGACCCCTAGTTCTAACAAGCTATCACTTAATACTAAGATAAAAGACAGAGGGTGGAAGGTTAACGACCGGGTGTACTTAATTGTTACTTATGAGAGTAATGTTGATATAAATATTTATTTAAGCAGTTCGATATATGCTGCATCGGATGCAACGCTATTTGGAACTTTACCATCAACAAATGGTTCTTTATCTACGTGTTATATTGCTAATAATATTATTCCGGAAAATACATCTGAGATATTCGAGTTTTATGTAAATGGCGCTGGTGTTGGCGATTACTTTGCTATTCAGGATGTTACTCTTACAGACAGGTCATTCACTTTCAGTGGAACAACTATGACCACTTTTGCTAAGGCTGAATAATTAACAGAAAAGGTGGATCACTCCACCTTTTCATCGCCAGTCCGCCCACCACTGCATCATTTCTCTGCGCTTATCGAGATACTGAGCATGGTTGTAAATCCCACGCACAGATCCGCCGTTGGCATGTGCCAGTTGCACTTCAATAGCATCAGCAGGCCATTCGTGCTCGTTCGTAATCGTGCTGAATTCATGCCTGAATCCGTGACCGCTTTCCAGACCTTCATAGCCGATTTGTTTGATCACAAGCAGTACAGCGTTCTCGCAAATTGGCTTCTTCTTATCGTTGCGCCCGGCAAAAACAAACTCTGATACTGGTTTGGTGATTGAGCTTAGCGTAGTGAGAAGTTCAACCACCTGGTCTGACATAGGAACCACATGAATTTTGCGTCCCTTCATCACACTGGCGTCGATGGTGATAATCCTGTTTTCAAAATCGACGTTCTTCCATAGCATGGAACGAAGCTCTTTCGTTCTTAGGGCTGTGTAGCGTAAAACTTTGGTCGCAATGAGCGATACGATGCTTCCTGAAAATGTTGCCAGTGCTTTGTTGAATGCCGGGATCTGGTCTGCAGGAAGAAACGGGAAGTTCTTCTTGCGGTATCCCTTCATGGCGTCAGCAAGGTCAGGTGCCGGGTTATATTTAGCCCTGCCGGTGACAATAGCGTAACGGAAAACCTCGCCGCATCTTCTGCGTGCTTTGTTGGCTCGCTCCATTGCACCGCGATCTTCAAATCTGCGGATTACTTCCAGCAGTTGCATCGGCTCAATATCCTGAATCTCAAGACCGCCGATGATGGGTAAAATGTCGTCATCAAACATTTTTGCAAGTTCAGTCGCATACCCTACTGACCAGACTTGCTTCTTGTGTTCGTACCATTCCTTGTAAATTGCACTAAAGGAATTGTTGTTAGACGAAGCCTTTTTCGCTTTTACCGGATCGATGCCAACCGAGATGTCTTTCCTCGCAGTCCATGCTTTATCCCTTGCCTCCTGCAAAGTCATAAGCGGATATTTTCCTACGGTCAGGATTTTCTCCTTACCGTCAATCTTGTAGCGAAGCTGCCATACCTTTTTCCCTGACACAGGGACATAAAGGTACAGGCCATTACCATCGAGTAGGCGGTATGGTTTTTCTTTCGGCTTTGCTGCTTCAATCTGCTTAACGGTGAGCATGGGTAAAAATCCGGTGGGTAAAATTATTTTATCCACTTTTTACCCGTCATGGAGTGCGGCTGTCAACGATCTGACGCGAACCATTACGAACTGTGAATCTACGGAAGGCTTGATATTCAGGGGATTTTGCGGACTGGTACGGATGGGAGCGAACTGATAAATGGTGTCCCCTGCAGGAATCGAACCTGCAATTAGCCCTTAGGAGGGGCTCGTTATATCCATTTAACTAAGAGGACAATGCGGCATGAGTATACCCGCTAATGGAGTGCGGGGTAAGTACGCTGCCGCTCGATTGCTTAAACCCTCGCCATTTATGCCGGGTTTTTATAATTTTTCTTAATGTTTTCCGCACGTTCTGCTTTTTGGCGTGCTTCTGCTTTACGCTTATTGCTCATGTCGTTACGAATCTGTGCATGACTCATTAACGCGAAGATAAAGGTGCCGCCGCAGATGTTCCCCGCTAAAGTAGGTAGTGCGAAGGGCCAGATGAAATCGCTCCAGTGCAGCGTACCGTTAAACACCAGATAGAGGATTTCAACAGAACCGACCACGATATGGGTGGTGTCACCCAGGGCAATAAGCCAGGTCATCAATATAATCACCACAATCTTTGCCGCACCCGCTGCAGGAAACATCCAAACCATAGTGGCGATCAGCCAGCCGGAAATGATCGCGTTGGCAAACATCTCGCTGGGGGTGTTCTTCATCACATCCATGCCGATTTTGACAAATGCATCGCGAGTTTCTTCATTGAAGATAGGCATATATTCAAATGCCCACGCCGCAATACCTGTCCCGAGAATATTACCCAGCAGCACGACGCCCCATAACCGTATAAGTAAGCCGACGTTGCTCATTGTCGGTTTTTGCATGACGGGTAGTACCGCAGTCACGGTATTTTCGGTAAATAATTGCTGGCGGGCCATAATGACGATAATAAAACCAAAGGTATAACCGAGATTCTCCAGCAAGAAGCTGCCCGGCACACCTTCCAGTTCGACTTGAAATATCCCTTTTGCCAGTAACGAAGCGCCCATCGACAGACCCGCCGCAATGGCTGACCACAGTAGCGCCATTGCGTCGCGTTCCAGCTCTTTTTCACCATCCTGGCGGATATGCTCATGAATTGCCATCGCCCGGGAGGGGAGTCGGTCTTCATCTATTTCTATTTTTTTGCCGCGCTCTTTTTCTTCGCTCTCAACTTCAATTTCGTCGCTGTGTTGATCAATTTTGTCGTTGTCCATGGTCTCTTCTCTTGAATTAGCACGTATAGCTAAAGCGTAGCGGCTTTTTTGCTCGCAACTGACGGGAGTTACTCTGAAAATGTAGAAAAGGCTGCGTTTGCCTTTTTCTGTTTCTATAGAATCAAGTAGCCTACAGGGCGGCGATTACCAGGCTATGATCAAATCAGCAAATCAGGGCGTCTGGACATCAGTTGACGTGCTGTTACAATCGCCCACACCTAAACAGGCGGATACGGTATCGTTCCGTCATGGATGGCAAACTGCATAAGCCATAAAAAAACAGGGAGACATTTATGAAGCTTCGCCTGTCGGCGCTTGCTCTGGGAACTACGCTTCTGGTGGGGTGTGCGAGTTCCGGTACAGATCAGCAAGGGCGTTCTGACCCGTTAGAAGGGTTCAACCGCACCATGTACAACTTCAACTTCAATGTATTAGACCCGTATATTGTTCGACCGGTCGCTGTCGCCTGGCGTGATTATGTTCCGCAACCGGCGCGTAACGGTTTGAGCAACTTTACTGGCAACCTTGAAGAACCTGCGGTGATGGTTAACTACTTCTTGCAGGGCGACCCTTATCAGGGGATGGTCCACTTTACCCGCTTTTTCCTGAACACCATTTTGGGGATGGGCGGTTTTATTGATGTTGCAGGGATGGCGAACCCGAAACTGCAACGGACTGAGCCTCACCGCTTCGGTAGTACGCTTGGTCATTATGGCGTGGGTTATGGGCCTTACGTTCAGTTACCGTTCTACGGTAGCTTCACGCTGCGTGATGACGGTGGTGATATGGCGGATGGTCTTTACCCGGTTCTTTCCTGGCTGACCTGGCCGATGTCTGTGGGTAAATGGACGCTTGAAGGGATCGAAACCCGCGCTCAGCTGCTGGATTCCGATGGTCTGCTGCGTCAGTCGTCCGATCCTTATATTATGGTGCGCGAAGCGTACTTCCAGCGTCATGATTTCATCGCTAATGGCGGCGAACTCAAACCGCAGGAAAATCCGAACGCACAAGCGATTCAGGATGATTTAAAAGATATTGATTCTGAATAA